CGCGGGGGTGAACCCGGACGTTGATGGCAAAATCAACGTCTGGATGGAGCTTGTCGATGGTCAGAGCCGCCTTCACATCAAAAACCGCATCGGCTCTAGCCGGATGTTCACAATCCACCATCAGGGGTAATCGCAATGCTTGAGGAACGGGATATCTATGTCGGGGCGGATGGACGCCCCATGCTATCCGAGAGTGCCCCGGAAGGGGCAGAGACAGTCACCGCCATCGTCAGGATGGATGGGGCTGGGGTCGCGGAATACTGGCTGCGCCTGAGCGCCGCAAAGGCCACTTTGATCGGGCGGATGAGAGACAACGTTGCTTTGACCATTACAGACCATCTGAGCCTTGAAGATCAGACCAACATTCAAGCCGCCTCTATCGCACTGGTTGATGCCCGTCTGGCCGACCCCGAAACCCCGGTAACTCCGGAGGTCAGCGCCGCCGCCGACGCTATGCGCACCTGTCTTGGCTGGATCAGGGCCGTCCGAACGGCTGGACGCACATCACGATCCGCCATCGAGGACGCCGCCGATGCCGAAGCGCTGAATGCTGTCGACATGACACTTCCCGCGCCGCCGTTGGATGCCATCGGGATCGCGAAAGCCGCTACGCTTTAGGGGGCGCGGCAGGCTGATGTACGTCTACAAGGCCCGCGTCACCGATGTCTATGACGCGGACACCATCACGGTCGATGTGGATCTTGGGTTCCACGCTTGGCTGCGCAAAGTGAAGGTTCGCCTTTATGGCATCGACGCGCCGGAAATGCGCGGCACCGAACGCCCGGATGGGCTGGTGTCGCGCGACTGGTTGCGCGGCGAAATCTTGGGGCGCGACATCGTGATGCGCACCTACAAGGACGGCACAGGCAAAGGCAAATATGGCCGTTGGCTGGCCGAAATTTACCGGGCCGAAGGGGATGCTGTCAGCATCAACCAAGAACTGGTGACAAACGGCTTGGCGGTCACGGCAAGCTACTGACCGGGCCGTCTGGCCCATAACCCGACACTGGCGAACGGCCCGTGTCATGCCCGGCAGATGCGTGCCGGGTTTTCTTTTGGCAAAGGAGAAAGCAATGAGCTTTGCAAGTTTCCACCACGGCACGCGACTGGCGGAATCCAATGAAACCCCTGTTCTGGTGCAGGTGGCCCAAACCGCCGTTGTTGGCCTGCTGGGCACCGCGCCCGATGCGGACGCGGCCAAGTTTCCGCTGAACACCCCGGTGCTGCTGAAGGGCACGCCCACGGATGCGGCGGGCCTTGGCGACACCGGCACCCTGAAGGATGCGGTGGATGACGTGTTTGACCAGATCGGCGCTTACACCATCGTCATCCGCGTCGAAGAAGGTGTGGATGCCGCTGCCACCATGTCCAATCTGGTGGGCGATGCCACGCAACTGACCGGCGTGCATGCGCTGAAGAAGGCCGAGGCGCAGCTGGGCATCAAGCCCCGCCTGATCGCCATTCCGGGCTTCACCAGCGGTGACGGTGTGACCGCGAACCCGGTGGTGGCCGAACTGGTCGGTGTGCTGGACCAGCTGAAGGCCGTGGCCTTTGTCGATGGTCCGGACACCACCGATGCGGATGCCATCGCCTATCGCAACCTGATCGGGTCGCAGCGTGTCTATGTCGTGGACCCCAAGGTGCTGGTCTGGGATACCGCCACCAGCGCCTATGTCGCCCGCCCGGCATCGGCCCGCTTCGCCGGTGTGCAGGCCCGCGTCGATACCAATCTGGGCTTCTGGCATTCGCTGTCGAACAAGGCCATCAACGGCATCGGCGGCGCGTCCCGCACCGTGACCTACGGGCTGCAGGCGAACTACCTGAACGAAAACCACGTAGGCACCATCATCAACATGGGGTCCGGGTTCATCACGTGGGGCAACCGCGCCGCGACCGAAGATGACCTGTGGGTGTTCCTGTCGGTGCGCCGGACGGCGGACTTCATCAATGAAGCCATCGAAAAGGCGTATCTGGAATTCGTGGACAAGCCGTTTTCGGCGGCGAACCTGAAGTTCATGCTGGAAAGCGGCAACGCTGCCATGCGGACCTTCAAGGCGTCCGGGGCCATTCTGGGCGGTCGCGTCTGGATTGACGAAACCCTGAACGAACCGACCGAAATGGCGGCGGGCAAGATCACGCTGTCCATGGAATTCGAACCGCCCGCGCCGATGGAAGACATCCGGTTCATCGCGCACCGCAACATCCAGTATTATCTGGAACTGACCAAGGAAGCGCTGAAGGCGGCGGCATAAGTCCGCCCGCCCCGGTGACCGAATAGCCCGAATGCACTGGCGGTGCATTCGGGCCGCAACATCGCGCTGACAAGGAGTAACAGCCATGAAATCCACCCCCGCTTACATCCTGCGGAACTGCGCCCTGTGGGCCAATGAAGACGTGAAGGTCGGTCAGTTTTCCGAAGTCACGATTTCAATGCCGAAGGAAAAGACCGAAAGTTTCCGCAACGGCGGCATGATCAAGGAACGCAAGGCCAGCATGGGCTATGAACATGATGACCTTGAATTCACGCTGACCGCCTTCGACCCGGCCACCCTGAAGCTGATGACCGGCAAGCCCGGCACCGAACATGCCTTCATGGTCACCGGTGCCCATGTCGATGAAGATGGCGTGACGCACAGTGCCGTCTATTACGTGCGCGGTCGCCTCGTCGCGGGCGATGCCGGGAACTGGAAGCCCGGCGACAAGGCTGAACTGAAGTGCACCGTGGTGCAGAACTATGCCAAGCTGGAAATCGACGGGTCCGAAATCTTCGAAATTGACGATTTCGACTTCTCGGTGGGCGGCGTCAGTCAGACCGGCGACATCCGCGCCGCGTTGCTGCTGTAAGGGGGCACCATGGAATATCCCATTGAAGTGAACCTTCAGCGCCCCGTCACCGTCGATGGCAAGACCATCGACAAGCTGGTGTTCGATGAACCTGACCTTGGCACCAGCATCGCGGTTGAAGAGGCGAAGTCGCCTGCAGAACAGACCGCCATTCTGCTGGCAGGCATGGCGGGCGTGGACCGTGCGGTGATGCTGAAGGTCAAGGAAAGCGACTTCCGCGAAATCGGCAAGCGCGTTCTGGAACCCTATCAGGCTCACGTGGCCGCGCAGCGTGGATCTGATGCGGGAAACGGGAAACCGGCAAAGTAGCGAAAGACCTGCGCTTTGCCGCGGGGTTCGTCGCGCGGGCGCTGGCGACCCCGCTTCCGCAGGTGTTGTCCATGAAGGTCAGTGAATTCCACATCTGGCAGGACACGGCCAGCGATGTGTGGGAAGCAACCCGGCTGAAGTTCGAATAGCGTCAGTCGTCGGACAGCGGGCGCTGGAAGGCGTTCAGCTGGTCGCTCTTCATCGGGCGGGTTGGTCCGCTCTGATGTGTCATGGCGCGATAGGTCACCACCAGCAGCGCTGCGAAGGCCAGTGCGCCCCAAAGCCCACCTGCAAGCATGCCCACAAGGATTGTCGCCGCTACGGCGGCGGCAATCATGAAGATGGCAAAGATCATCGCAAAGATTTCCATGGCCTAAATATAGGCATTTCCTCCTAAAATTGCAATGTGAGTGTGCGACCAATGGCGACCAAGCGCATCGAAACGCAGCTGACCATCAAGGCGGTGGACCAGTATTCCAGCATGCTGCGGAACATGCGGACGGTCACCGGGCGTTTCGCGGATGGTGTGCGCACCGAAATGAGCCGCCTCCAGGGTCTGCGCGGCCCGCTTCGGTTGATTGAGGATTTCCGCCGCCAGCAGCAGGTGGTCAGCCAATCCGGTGAAGCCTTGGAGCGTGCGCGGGAACGTGTTCGCCAGCTTCAGCACGCCATCACCACCACCCGCAATCCGACCGCGCAGATGCGCCGCGAATTCGAGCGGGCACGCGCAACCGCTGACCGGCTTGAACAGCAGCACCAGCAGAACCGCCGGGCGCTGTCCGGCCTGCAGGGGCAGCTGCGCCAAGCGGGCGTGAACACCGGCGACCTTGCCGGGGAACAGCGGCGGCTGGCCGGTGCGCTGGATGGCGCGACCACGGCCTTCGGTCGGCAGATGGAACGCATGCGCCGCCTTGAAACGATGCAGACCCGCATCGCGGAAGCGCGTGAACGCATGGATCGGTCGCTGGCCACGGCGGCGAACCTGTCGTTTGTCGGCAACGCCTCGATGATGACGGGTCGCCGCATCATGACGGCGCTGTCCGGCCCTGTTCAGCAAGCCATCGACTTCGAAAGCGCGATGTCCGATGTCCGCAAGGTGGTGGATTTCGACACGCCGGAATCCTTTGCGCAGATGTCCGATGACATTCTGGAACTGTCCACCCGCATTCCTATGGCGGCGGACGGTCTGGCGCAAATCGTGGCGGCTGGTGGGCAGTCGGGCATCGCCCGCGAAGAACTGACGCGCTTTGCTGAAATGGCAGCGAAGATCGGTGTGGCGTTCGATATTTCGGCGGACCTTGCGGGCACATCCATGGCCAGCATCAAGACCGCCATGGGGCTGACGCTGGACGAAACAGGCGCCCTGTTCGATGCGATGAACCATCTGTCGAACAATTCTGCTGCGCGTGCTGACCAAACGCTGGACTTTATGAACCGCGCGGGTGCATCCGGCGCGACGTTCGGCTTCAGCAACACTGAAACGCTTGCCATAGGCGCTGCAATGATCGCGGCAGGGGCTGGTGCGGATACCGCCGCCACGTCCTTCCGCAACATGGGGCGGGCGCTGACGCGCGGTGCGAGTGCGACCAAGCGTCAGTCTGAAGCGATGCAGACCCTTGGGCTAGATGCCGAACAGGTCGCCCGCGACATGCAACGCGATGCTGTCGGCACAACCGCTGATGTGCTTCAGCGCCTTCGCGAATTGCCGGAACATATGCAGGCATCGGTGATGTCTGACCTGTTTGGTGATGAAGCGCGTGAACTGACCAAGCTGATTAACAACGCGGAACTTCTGCCGCAGCTTCTGTCCATGGTCGCTGAAGAGCGCCAGTATTTGGGCAGCGCTGAAGCGGAATATGCAGCCCGCGCGGAAACCACCGCGAACAACCTTCAGCTGATGCGGAACCAGATGGCCCGCCTTGGCATCAGCATCGGGGAAGTGGTGCTTCCGCCGCTGAATGACCTTCTGGAAATGTCGCAGGGCGTCATCGACCGGATGGTGGCGTGGACCAAAGAACACCCGAAGCTGACCAAATGGCTGGTCATCGGCGCTGCGGCGGTCGGGGCAATGGCGATTGCTGGTGGTGCCCTTCTGACGGCAGCGGCGGGCCTGATCGGCACCATGGCGGTTCTGCGCTTCGGGCTGGTCGGTCTTGGTGCGCGTGCCATCTTCGCGGGTGGCGAAGTCGCATCCCTTGCGGCGGGCATCACTCGTGCGGGTCGCAGTGGTTCTGGGTTGGCGCGGATCGGCACTAGCCTTGCCGCCTTCACGGGCGGTCGCGCGGGCGCAATCCGGATGGTTGGGGGCGCGTTGCGTGGCATCGCTGGCGTTACCGGTCTGCGGATTGTTGCGACCGGGCTGACGGCCCTTGTCGGGGTTGTGGGAACTATCAGTGCCCCGGTGTGGGCTGCGATTGCGGCGGCGGTCGCGGCGGTCGGCGCGGCGTGGAAGTATTGGGATCGGATTTCTTCCATCGTCAGCGGCGTGGCGTCTGCGATTGGTGAGCGTCTGCAGCCAGTGCTGGAAGCCATCAAGCCGGTTCTGGAATTCCTGTCTCCGGTCATCGACGGGGTGAAGACCGCGTTTTCTGGCATCGGGAATGTCATTGGCGAAGTGGTTTCGGCCATTCGCGATTTCTTTTCCGGTGACCTGTTTTCGCGGGAAGTGCTGACCGATGAGGAAAAGGCCCGTCTGGAAACCAGTGCCGCAGAGATGACCGGCAAAATCATCGACGGCATCGCGTCGGGGATTTCGGGCATCTTCCAGCTTGGGCGTGACATCATCGTCAACCTTTGGGATGGCGCGATGGCAGAATTTGCCAGCTTCATCGAATGGGTGAAGTCGATTCCGTCGCTTATCGTTGATGCAATCGGTTCGATTGACCTTTCCAATATCATCGACTGGCCAGAGCCGCCGCGCTGGTGGACCTATCTCTTCGGTGAAGAGGAGGTGGCAGCACCGGTTCCGACCGTGATGGATGCGCCCGGCTTCGACCAGTTGCCAGCTGACCAGCGGGCTGCGGCGGAAACCGTGGTGTCGGTGACCCAATCCGGCCCGCTTCCGACCCCGGCACGCCTGCAGGAACTGCGCGATTATGCGGCCAGCCTGCGGGATGAAATCGCTGGCATTCAGGGTGAAATCGACAACCTTGGTCAAGGCCCGATGGCTGACACCATGGCGATGCCGTTGCGGCAGACCATGGACGCCCGCCGCCGGGAACTGCAGGAAGTCGAAGCGGAGCTGTCGAATGCCGAAGGGCGTGCGGGTGAATTGACCGCTGCGCTGCAGGTTCTGGACGGCACCGAAGCCGCCCCGGAAATCAGCACCGCGTCCATCGACCGGGCGAACGAAAGGGTGGCCCTTCTGCTGTCGCAGCTGCGGGCCGTGCCTTCGGCTGGAACGGGGGCCACGGCCATGCCGCGCCCCGCCGGTGCCCGTGCTGGTGGTGGACCTGTCCGGATGGGTCTGCCCTATCTGGTGAACGAAAACACCCCGCGTTCGGAGTGGTTCGTGCCAAGCCGGTCGGGTGGTGTTCTGAACGTGGGTCAGGCGCAGGCGGCTTTCCGGTCGCATCTGTCTGGCATTGCGCCGCGTCCAGTCGGTCGCAATCCCGAACTGGCGCGGCTGCATCGCGGGGCGCAGGGGCTTCGCGCTGCCAGCCTTGCGGTTCTGACCAGTTCGGCGCTTGCGGCCCCGGCTGCGGCGCAGCCTGCGCAGGCGGCAAAGCCCGGTTCGGGGGCGGTGACGGTGCAGATTGAAAACTTCACTGTGCATGTGCCGTCCGGTGTTTCTGATCCGGATGCGATTGCTGACCTTGTGTCTGACCGTATCGGGCAGCGTGTCGCGGCCACGATGTCGGCCAGCTTTTCCGACTAAGGGGGTGACATGGCTGGACCTGTGACCATGGCCTTGGGGCCATTCATGTTTCGCGCCCATGGCTTTGGCTACACCGGAGTCGGGCGCAAGCTGGACACCACGTGGGCTGAAATCGAAACTGCGGGGCGTTTGAACGCCCTGCAGTGGACCGGCCCGCGCACTGAAGTGGTGACCATCAATGGCGTGCTGTTCCCGCAGGAATTCGGCGGGGCTGGCACATTGGAGGGCGTGCGGCTGGCCGCGAAATCCGGGGTGCCGCTGATGCTGGTGTCCTTGGGTGGCAAGGTCTTTGGCAGTCACGCCATCCAGAAGGTCGATGAAGACCGCGCGTTCCATGACCGCTACGGCACGCCGGGCCGCAATGCCTTCACCATCGAAGTGAAGCGCATCGGGGCCGGGTTCAGCCTGCTGTCACTGCTGGGGATTTTCTGATGGCCAGTGTTTACGTGACCGCAGCCGGGGATGCGTTGGACCTGATTTGCCTGCGCGAATACGGGGCGCAGGCGGGTGCGGTCGAACGGGTACTCGAGGCGAACCCGCATATCAAAACCGTGGCCCACCGGTTGCCGGTGGGCACTGAAATCACCCTGCCCGACATGGTGGTGCAGGATAGGGCTGGTCAGCCATTGAGGTTGTGGGACTGATGACGCATCCGCGCATTCTGGTGACTGTCGATGGTGTGCCCGTGTCGGGTGCGTTCTTTGACCGGCTTGTCAGCCTGACCATCACCGACCGCGAAGGCATCCGGTCTGACACGCTGGATCTGGTTTTCAATGATGCGGCCCCGCACTTCCAGTCGCCCCGGCGTGGGGCGGTTGTAACCGTCACCATCCTGAATGGCATCAGCGGCGGGTTTGTCGGGGCCTACATCATCGACCGGGTGGAGTTTGCATGCCTGCCCTACACCATCACGGTCATGGGGCATTCGGCTGACCTGCGGTCGGAAATGAAAGCGAACAAGACCAAGCATTGGGACAATGCGTCGGTGAGGGGCATCGTGGAAGAAAAGGCTGGCGACTATGGCCTGCAATCCAAGATTTCCGATGCGGTTTCGGGTCACGTCTATGAATGGATCGGGCAGCAGGACGAATCCGACCTGAACTTTCTGGAACGTCTGGCGCAGCGCCACGGGGCACTGTTCACCATCAAGAACGGCACGCTTCTTTGGCTGGAACGCGGCACCGGAAAGACAGCGGACGGCACGGCCATTCCGCCATCGCTGGTGTCCGTGCCTTCCATCATCGAAGGGTCGTGCCGGGTGTCGGAAACCGATGTGGACCGGTTTGCGAAGGTCAAAGCCTATTGGCAGGACCGCAAGGGCGCGAAGCGGCAGGAGGTCGTGGTGGATGCCGACCCTGAAGCAAGCGGTGAACACGTCCTGCGCGACCCGTACAGTTCGAAGGAAGAGGCAACCGCTGCCGCCAAGGCCGCTGCCCGCGAAATGATGCGGGGCCTGATTGAAACCGGGTGTTCGATCGTCGGTCGCCCGGCGCTGATGGCGGGTCAGCCTGTTATCTATGCGGGGGTGCGCCCGCTGGTCGATGGCCGTGAATTCATCCTTGACCGGGTGACGCACACCTTCACGAAATCCGGCGGTCTGCGCACCGCCTTCACAGGCAAATTAAAGGCTGAATAACAGTCAAGGGGGCGGGCTTGTTGGGCAAAAGTCTTGAGTATTGGGCCGTGGTCATCGGCATGGTCTTCTATGTCATGAGCCGCGATGCCGAACGGGAACCGTTGGCGCGGCGGGCTGTGAAGACCGTGGCGTCCGCGTTCCTGTCCTATGGGCTGTCGCCCACACTGGCCCCACTTGCGCGTGGGTCTGAAGTTCTGGCGGCGCTGGCCATCATGGCCTTCGCCTTGGTTCTGCTGGACACCATCACCGCGCTGTTCGCGGATCGTGAATTCGTCAAGGACATGGTGCGGCGGCGGGTTGGCGGGGGGTCGAAGGATGATTAACACCCGTGCGGCCCTGCGCCAAAACCTTGCGATGATTGTGCTGCTGCTGGCGGTGACATTCATCAGCGGATTTTCCGCCGCATGGGATGCCCTGTCGGGCAAGCGGTGGTTTCGCGACATCACGATGCAGACCCCGTTCTATGCGGTGACCGCTGAAACCGAACCGGTCGATGGTGGGCTGGCTGTGCGCGGCACGATGGTCAAGCGTCGGTGCGAGTATCAGGGGCTTCGGGCTTATGTGGTCCGCGCCAGTGGTTTGCGCGTGCCTGTCGCGCTGGATGTTTCGCCAGAAACCGCCGTCTGGGGCGGCGGGTCACGGCCCCCGTCCGAAATTGCCGAAGTCTGGGGGCCGTGGGTCATTTCCGCGCCGCTCTATGGCCGCGCCGCCGGATGGGAAATCTTCGCTTTTCACCTGTGCCCTGACGGGCGGCTTCAGGTGAACCTGTTTGCGGCTGGCCCGTGGCTGCCCGCGAACTGACCTGACTTTCACAATCGAAGGAGGCGGCAATGGCTGCTGATGCTGTTCAGGCGTCCCTGAACGGGCGCTTCACCTATCGTGCGGACAAAGGCGAAAGCTGGCGCATCATGGGTGGCGATGGTCCTGTGTCCGGCGACTGCGAAGACTATTCGCTGACGCTGGTCTGGCTTTATGAAGGCCGGTCGATGTGGCGTTTCTGGTGGGCGCTGGTCACTTTCAAATACGTGCTTTGGCATTGCCTGTCGCCGGGTGGCGCGGGCCATGCCGTGGTCTGGTGTCGTGGGCGTGGCTGGACCGATAACATTCAGCGCCAGCTGGTGTCGCGCGGCGACCTGAAGGCCAAGGGCTATCGGTTGCGCTTTCCCTACCTGTTCCCGCTGGTCGCGCTGAAGTTCCTGCTGCGGCCATTGCTGCAGCGCATCTGACGCGCGGCCCTTCCTGAAAATCGAAACTGAAGCGAGGTGTGGCATGCAAGTGTCGGACATCCAGATGCTGCTGGCCGATGTCGGCTGGTACACGGGCGCAATCGACGGTGATGCCGGTCCTAAAACGTGGGCGGCGGTGTCGCGTGCGGAACAGCTGCAGGGCACAAATTACCGCGATGCGCCGTCGCGCTGGTCGAAGCGCCGCCGCCTGATTGGTGCCGGTCAGGCTGCGCTGACGGTTCTTGGCCATGAACCCGGCGTCATCGACGGCTATACCGGGCACAATACCGCCGAAGCCCTGACCGCGTGGCGCAGCGCCAAGGCGGGCGTGTCTGCTGCGGTGGACCGGTCGCCGGTCACCGGATCGCGCAGCCATCCGAAGCAAGACGCTTTCCCGCGCCAGCGCGACATGGCCGATTTCTATGGCGAAGCCGGTGGTGCGCAGTGCACGGCGGGCAAAGTGGACCTTGCCTATCCAATGGTCATCGCTTGGAACACGCGCCAGACCATCCAGCGGTTTTCCTGCCACGAAAAGCTGGCGCAGCCGCTGACCGACATCTTCCGCCATGCCCTGCAGCACTATGGTCAGGATGACATCGAGCGGCTGCAGCTGAACGTCTTCGGTGGATGCTTCAATTTCCGCAAGAAACGCGGCGGCAGCACGCTGTCCACCCACGCCTATGGCGCGGCGGTGGACCTGAATCCGGAACAGAACCAGCTTCGCTGGGGTGCCGACCGGGCACAGTTCGCCCGGCCGGAATATGAACCCTTCTGGAACATCGTGATGGCCCATGGCGGCACCCCTGCGGGCTACGCATGGGGCAAAGACTGGATGCACTTTCAATTCGCGAGGCTTTGACATGCTGAAGTTCTTCGGTCGGTTCATCATCGGCGGTCGGTCGGGCAAGCGGGAACAGGCGTGGGCCGTGTTCTTGCTGTGGTGCTTCGCCTTCGCATGGATGGCGGCAAAGGAAGCCTCTGGCGCGGCTGTGGATGGCACGCAATCCATCCTGTCGCTGGCTTTCCCCATGGTCATCGCAAACCTTGCGCTGGCCCACGGCATGGAATGGGTCAGCACCCAAACCGGATGGGGTGACGGGCAATGATGGCGGTGGTTCTGCGCTATGGCTGGCGGTTCCTGACCAGCCGCATCGGTCTGGCTGTCGTGGTCTGCGGCCTGCTGTGGGGCTGGCACGTCTTTGACAAGCGTCAGGCAGTCAGCGCGGCCCGCGAAGGGTTTGTGCGCGAATTCGAACTGACCGCCGTCCAGACCGAACTGGATGCGATGCGTCGCAGGATGGCTGCGGCGAATGAAGCGAACCAAGCCCTGCGGGAAAAGGTGCAGGCGGCTGAAGGTGAAGCCCTGCGCTTTGCCGCCGAATTGGAGGCATACGAACGTGACACCCAAGTCAATCCTGAAGGCGTTGTGGATTCCGGTCTTCTTGAGCGCCTGCGGGCAAACTGACATCGCCCGCATTCAGGCCGCTGGCGAGGCGGTCGGGGAAGCGCGTGCGGAACAGGTTCTGCCCGACCTGCCGGAAGACTGCCGCCGCCTGTCCTATAGCGGCGTGCGGGAAGGTGACAGGCTGGATGTGGCAGTGTTGAAGGCTGACGCGGCGCTGGCCCGTCAGAACGCCCGAACCACGCGCTGCGCTGACTGGTATGACCAGCTTCAGGCCGGTCTTCAGCAGGATGGACCGCAATGATTTCGCTGGCGTTCTATAAGGGGCTGGCGACCGACCCGTGGCATCGGGTGCAGGATGCGGGAATTCGCTTCGCAACCCGTGGCCGGTATAGCCATGTGGAATTCATCGCGGGCGCTGCTGACTTCGGCCAGCCTTTGGAATGCCTTTCTTCATCCGGTCGCGATGGCGGTGTGCGGTCGAAGGTGATGGTGTTGAAGCCTGCGCATTGGGATCTGGTCCAGCTGGCCATCGACGCTGATGGTCCGGCGGACTTCATCCGGTCACGCATCGGTGCCCGGTATGACTACACCGGCCTGCTGCTGTCGCATGTGCTGGCGTTCGGTCGCCATGATGAAGACCGGTGGTTCTGTTCGGAAATCATCGCTGCTGCGCTTGGCCTTCCGAACCCGCAGCGCCTGTCGCCGCAGCTGCTGTTCGATGTGGTCACATGGGGCCACCGCGAAGCCCTGAAGGGCCTCTAGGCATTCACGATACGTTCCGCGATATTTCCGGCTTGGTCTAATCGAAAAGCCGTGCGAAATCAGCGGCATTCCATCTCTTGCAAATCCGTGTACAGGAGTTCGATTCTCCTACTCGCCTCCACTTATTTTCAAAGCGTTAGTCGCTACCACTTAGTTCAGCTGACTAGGCTGCCACACGCTTTGCCGCACATTCCCGTTCTGTTTTTGTTTTGTCCAGCCCGCGGCACGACGTTCTTCAGCTTTCGCGAGCTAGGAAACTAGAACTAGACGTGTCTTATTCACTACCTGCGGTTTCGCTTTACTCGGCGATTCCCCAACCCTCAGCGCGGACTATCGATATTCGTACCGTCCCAGTCGCCGCGCGGTTTCTAACATATTACAAAGTTTAGCCGTCAGAAAGCTGGCTTATACAGTCGATACTTTTTGAACCATGGGGGTATTAACGATTATCGATTCATCTGCAGATGAGGTGGATCATCACGCTATCATCTACAACTAGCGGAATTAATTCGAAGCACTTCCAGTAGTAACTTCTATTGAAGGGCTTTTTTGGTTGATAACCGTGAAAATTAGTATCAGGCTATCGCAAAAGTTGAGTGCGCTATGGCCAAAATTACATATGAAGATAGGGCGCGTCTATTCGATCCCCTAGATAGGGATAGAGATTTGGATGAGAGGCAACTAAGGGTCATTCGGAGTGCTCGCCTCTCTGGTCTAAGGTTCAAGCGGCGAAATTCCCGCCAGATCAAAAACCTTCCCCCAAAAATCAAAAGAGCAATCGTTGGGCAAAACAGGGCTGCCATCTCTCGGCAAAGAGCAATTGTGCAAGCCGCACGACGGAAAGCTGTTGCCTCGAATAAAGGTTCCATCCAACACGAAAGTGTAGACGCCCAACTAATGATATCACGCTATCGGCGTTCAATTTTGCTCGACGGTTTAGTCCAGGGCAGGGATCAAAAATGGAAGGCGTTCAGTAAGAGGCTTCGTACCCGGAAATCTCAGCATATAGAAATCGAAAACTTTTCTTTTGTTGATGCCCCCAGGCGTACGATGGAAGCGCTGTCGCGAATAGCTCACGCCGAAACCGAGTGCCTACAAGTTTCCATGGATTTCTTGGAAGAGCGTTGTTTGGATGTGGGGCCGTGGTTGCTACTTGCAATCATGCGTAAAGATATGGCTCCGGTAATCGAAGGTGCCTTCATGCACCAAAGTTTGTCCAAGGTTATTTCAGAACTCAAGCTGGATCGCTCGATCGGAATCGTGTTGAATAAGACATGGCCTACGCCGACGCCGGATGTATGGGCATTTCCCGTAGAGGAGAGGCGAGCGTCTGGTTCTACTGATGATGCAACGCCCCATCTTCGCCCACAAACTATTGAGAAGGTCGGTACCAATATGGTAAAGGCCATCAATCATTGGCTAAAACAGTGCGTTGAAGATCAAAATTTGACCGTCCATGGTCAAAAACTCATTTTGAAAATTGTTGGCGAGACACTGGATAATGCTGAACGTCATAGTCGGCCTGATCTAGGCACTGCGGCTGATGGTGAATGGATGGTGTCTGGATTTATGGCTAGGCGCAACTCTGAGGCAGGAGATCAGTATCTAAGGTGCCATCTTGCATTCTTGAGTATCGGTACGTCGATTGCAGATAGTATTAAGGACTGCCCTCTCGAAATAGCCGAGAAGATGGGTGATTACGTCTCTTTGCACAGGTCTCATCTTGGGAGAATGAAGTATGCTGACGCTCATCTTAGAACAGTCTATGCACTACAAGATGGCGTAACCCGGGATGAGCGAGCATTCAGCGAGGATCGGAGTGGTTCGGGATTCGGTTCTATACTCGCATTTTTTAAAGATCTAGCTGGAGCCGACGGTGACAAATTGGACGCTACACTAAGTATTGTGTCTGGTAACACCTGTTTGCGCATTCCCTATGACCTCGCGCCAGAATTCCTAGGGGTGCATGGTGAAACACGTAACATATGGCTAAACGAGAGCAACGATGGTAAGATCCCGCCACATCACGATGCCGTAATAGAGCTTGAACGCCGGCTCAACGGTACTTTAATTACGATGGCGTTTAACTTAGACGCTGATTACTTGAAGAGAACAGCTGATGCACCTGATTGACCTCAAAAACCTAACGAACAACGAAGTTGTGATGCTTAGTGGGGAACCGCGAGGTGTTGCTGCACGCGAGAAGTTTTTGAAAGAGTGCTTGCCCCACGATGAGCATCTCAAGATTATCGCACCTGAAGATTTGATAACCATCACGCCGTCTTTTGTGCAGGGCTTCTTCTCAGCAAGAATGGACGCTGTAGGCATAGAAGCTTTTGAAGCACATTTGGATCTTAGCGGCCTGCCGGATCACCTTAAGGAAGATCTCAAGGATGGCCTAAATAAGCTGAAGTACAGGCGAAAGCAGGTGCGGGGCGAGGTCTGAAGGGTGCCTGGAGATCCGAGCGACAGCTCCATAGAAGTGTTGCAGTGGGCAGTGACTATTTTGACTGCCATAGGGCTTTATCTTCAGCATAACTGGTCCAAGCGCAGTCTCGTTACTCATAGGGAGCAAGACCAATACGATAAGCACATTGCAGATCCCTCTAGGTCGATAATTGAAAAAATTGATGCATTCGCTGCAGCTGTGCCGCACCTTAAAATTGGTGATGCCCCTAGCGAGACATTACTGATCTCGCACGCTATTATCGTCAAAAACATCAATTCTTTCGTGACAGATAGCGTGAATAGCCCAGTTGGCGGCGGAAACGATTGGTTTTGCATTTCAACAAAAGAGATTGAAAGCGGATTGCCTAACGACACTAGTGAGAAAATTACTGCTCTTCAATTGAGGTCGCTCATCGGCGGCCTGGAACGGCTAAAAGGTTTGGTTAAGCAGACCGTCAATTCTCATAGGCCCAATTAAAAAATATAATAACAGTGACTGGATTTGACGTGTTAAAATTCAGCAGAGCTTAATATATTTTGGGGAAACTCAGGAACTTGTAAATTCTATATCTTGGAGCCTTCAGTTGTATTGAGCTTCACTTTGGAGGGTAAGCCGCCACCTTGCATTCAAGCTTATAGCAGCATGTATGGAATCCCTGCTTATCCAGTTGTCCGCTGCGACACACGTTGTATCAAGATAGCAGGTTGCTGACTACGCATTTTCCAGGTGAATAACCATATCACATGCAGAAGCTGATTCTATATGCAGTCGGCTGTACCTCCCACTCGTGTCGGTCTAAGAAACCGGCAGGGTTACTAACCCACTGATAGCTGGGAGATGGTGACATACATTTGGCTATAAGGAACAACGAGTAGTGATTGCCATAACGTTTTGCTGCGGCCAATTCGTTTGCTGTAATTTCTATGTTTCGGAACGCCGCTGCTTGTGTTCCTTTTACCTCCACTCGCTGAAGTTGCCCATCGGCATCTAGATAGTCCAGATCCCATCCAGGCATCTCTCCAATAGCAGCGCGGTGAATGTGATTGGTTGAGCCTTCAATATTTTGTATAATATGAAGAGCGAGTTCTTCGGCCCAATCTCCTATAACTTTCGCATGACGTGAGTGGCGGGGTGACGAGTTTCCGCCGCCAGCATTGTCTTTAGACGGTACCAGCAAGTTGCCGGCAGGTTTGGCGAAAACATTTTCGGGCTGAGGGACGGCGTTTCCTGGTGCTGCATAACCCTGTGCTAAGCCGGACGCCTCTAAGATGCTCTCAAATGTTTCGTCGTCAACTACGCGAACGCCATCGCGGAATTGATTGCTCGGGCCCTGTTCCCTCAGTATTCCATCGACTTTGGCTGGAACGTCAGTTGGAAAACGCTCATAATTCTCGATCTGACAAAACCAGGCTTTCTTGACGCCCGTTTGTCTTTCTGGCTCGGGATCCTGTGTAATCGATCCTATCCGGCCGGTGCCGAAGTAGTGGGCATCGCCTCGCTTGCCGTTCAAGCGATTTACCCCGCGGTAGTAAACAAACCGCTCACCTTCCAAGACCTTGTTTCGGTATTTCGTGGGGTAGTGGTATTGTACACCTTCGTCGTCTTGCCAGTTGTGGGCGTCACTCACATTAACTTCATTTTGCGTCAATATTAGCGGCATAGTGCGTCTACCTTTAAGTTTCCTTTGGGCGCAGGCCAGGGACACTCCCTAACCACTTAAGCGAGCCATCTCGTCGCGCTCATTTACGTGCGTGTTCTTTTTGCCCAGCTCGACATTCCGATTTCTAAAGTTGCCAGCTCTCAGCCGTCACAGGCGCATCCGACGCCCTTGCGGCATGTGTAGGATCGACTGATGCAGCTGTCTCCGCAGGCTTTCCCTTTGCGACATACTTTGCAGCACGCTGCCGAATATACCACTGCACTGTCGCGAGCGTTCAGAATTTGGGACCAAAAGTCTACCGGCGCAGTGCTTTCCACGGTAGACTGAACGGGTGTCGTCTTGGCTAAATTTGTTTCCGCGATTGATGTGCTGCTTAGGCCTGCGAG